GCGGGGAGTGAATCGGAACCTGCGGTCACGCGCAAATCCGGCTCCACGCACCGCACCAAGGCGGAATAATGTCCGAAATTGTCACGATCGAGCCACCCCAGGACCGTGCCGTGACGCTCGAGGAAGCACGCCAGCAGCTTCGGCTTGATGGCCGTGACGAGGACCTGTTGCTCGGCGCTAAACTGGACGCGGCCCACGCCGAACTCGAGCAGCAGACCGGCCTGAAGCTATGCGAACAGACCATCGAACTGCAGCTGGAAAGCTGGCTGGACGAAATCACCGTGCCCATCCGGCCCTGCTCGGTGGCCGAGATCCGCTACACTGCCACCAGCGGGGCAACGGTGACCCTGCCAGAGACGGACTATGTCGTCCGCCGACGGCACGGGTTCACCCGCATCCGCCCGGCATCCGGGAAATCCTGGCCCGAGCTGGGTGAAGACGGCCTGATCCGGATCACACTGTCGGCCGGATTTGATGAGAACGACGCTGACCTGGCGATCGCTCGCGCTGCAATCCTGGTCAAAACCGCATCGCTGTTCGAAAACCGCGAAGGTGCAGCCTGTCTCGCCTTCGACACGTTGGTGGGTCAGCTCAAATGTCGCTGGATCTAGCCTCGAACCTCGACACAAGGATCCGGATTGAGCGCAAGGTCGTCACGTACGACCCGCACTATGGCACCGAACAGGTCAATTGGACCGAGTTCGCCTGCGTCTGGGCTGAGGTGAAGGACATTCTCCCCTCAAGGGCCGAGCGTCTGGCCGACAGCATCCAGATCGGACGCCGACCTGCGCGCATTCGCATCCGGTATCTCGAAGGGCTCGCCGCAGATATGCGAATTATCATCGATAACCGGACACATCAGATCATTTCCGGCCCGGCAATGCTGGGACGGCGCGCGGCCATGGAGATCATGGTCGAGGAATTGAGCAGCGAAGGAGCAGCCCCATGACCATCAGGCTCAAGGGCGGCCCGGAACTTCTGCGTCTGCTCGATGAACTGCCCAAAAACCTTGAACGCAACGTCATCCGTGGCGGCCTTCGCGCCGGGGCCAAGGTCATTCAGCAGCAGGCCAAGGCCAATGTCCCGGTCCGTACCGGCAAACTCAAGAAAGCCATCGGGATCGGCACCCGGACCGATGGCTCGAAGCTCTCATCTTACGTCAAACTGCGGGGCAGCGGCTCTTATCTCGGGCTCTTCGTCGAATATGGCGTTGCGCCCCACCTGATCTCCGTGTCCGAGGCCGATAAGCCGGTCCGTCAGACCCGACACGGACCGCGCACGGTCTCGATTGGCACCATGAACAAGATGGTGAAGCGCGGCAGCCTCAAAATTGGCGAGAACTTCGTCGGGCCCACGGTCATTCACCCCGGTCACGCCGCAAAACCCTTCCTGCGCCCAGCGCTTGACCAGAAAGCCGAGGAAGCGGTGAATGCCATGGGCTCCTACATCGCCCACCGCGTCCAGATCGGGAACCTGAAGGCACCGACCCTCGAGGTCGAGGACGAATGAACGGTGTTATCGCGGTCCGCTCGCTCCTGGTGGCTGACACCGGGGTGACGTCGCTTGTCCCCGTTGCGCGGATCGCCGCTGGGATGCTGGCGCAGGGTACGGACTTGCCGGCGATATCGCTGATGTCGGTCAGCAGTGTCGACCGCAACGTTCCGGCTCCGGGCGCGAAACGCCGCGTCACCGAGCGCGTGCAGGTGACCGTTGTGGCCCGGACCTACCCTGAAGTGAAAGCCATTATCGTAGCCGTCCGCCAGGCGGCGGCCGACCAGATGCCCACCATCGATGGGCTCTTTGACGTGACTGTCCACACAGATTCCGCCGGTCCTGATTTCCTCGACGAGGAGACCGGCATCCACATGCAGACGCAGGACTTCCGCGTCTCATTCAACGAGGCGCGTTGAGCCTCACCTTCATAAGGAACTGCTACCATGACCGTTCGGACTTCCGCCGGCACCACCTTGAAGGTGTCGGCCTCTACCCCTGCGACCTTTGATGCCACCGGCTACAATGCGCTCACCATGACCGTGGTCGGCGAGGTTTCCGACCTCGGCGAGTTCGGCCGCGAATTCAATCTCGTCACCTTCAACCCAGTCGGCAGCCGCGGCGTCGTCAAGAAGAAGGGCAGCTTCAACCAGGGTACGATGCAGATCCAGCTGGGTCTCGACACTGATGATGCGGGCCAGATCCTGCTCAAATCCGCCTCGCTCTCGGACGCTGACCACAGCTTCCTCGTCACCACCCAGAACGGCGACAAGTACTACTTCCAGGCGCAGGTCATGAGCTTCAAGGTCAATGTCGGCTCGGTCGATCAGATTACCACTGCCACGGTGACCCTCGAACTCACCACCAATTCCGCCGGTGTCGGTATCGTTGAGGTGCTGGCGCCGTAATGATGCCGTGGTGCGGATGGCGGGACTCGAACCCGCACGAGGATACCCTCACAAGATTTTAAGTCTCGGGCGTCTACCATTCCGCCACATCCGCGCAGCCATATCGGCATGGTGCGGGCGAAGGGACTCGAACCCCCACGCTGTTAGGCGCCAGAACCTAAATCTGGTGCGTCTACCAATTCCGCCACGCCCGCACTCGGACGGGCATTTCCCAGAACATTGCGACATTGCCAAGGAGAACATTGATGTTCGACATCACGACGCTCGCCGCCACCGATACATCGACCCTCGAACTGGTGGGCGGCGACGACGCCCCGCTGTTCGACGAAAAGGGCAAGCGCCTCTCGATCACAGTCTACGGTCCAGGCTCCAAGGTCTACCAGCGCGCCCAGGCTCGTCAGCAGAACCAGCTGATGGACAAGATCAAGAAGCGCGGAAAGATGGACCAGACAGCCGAGGAGAAGCTTGCCGAGCAGGCTGATTTTCTGGCTGCCTGCACGGTCAGCTTTAACGGCTTTGCTTATCCGCCAGCCGATGGCCTTGAGGGTCAGGACCTGTTCCGGAAGGCCTATGCCGACCCCTCAATCGGGTTCATTGCGGCGCAGGTTGCTGCCCACATCAATGACTGGGCAAATTTTACGAAGAGCTCGGCCGAGAGCTGAGCCTTTACGTGCGACAACTGGCGTGGCTGGGCACCGCGCCCAAGCCGCGCAATGGAAAAACGCCAAAGCCTGATCCGGGGAGCGAACCGCTGACCCGGCTGCAGCGAATGTCCATCGACGACCTTACTCCGGACTTTCCACCCATCCGCACCCCTTGGGTGATCGACTGGCTCATGGAAGTCGGCCCCACCGATCCCGGCGCGATGGGCGCAGTCCCCATCTCCTGGGCCACGATTGGCCAGTGGCAGCGTTGCGTGGGGCTCGATCTGCCACCGTGGCTGGTCCGCCTCTTGCGACGGCTTTCTGTCGAATTCGTCGCTGAAACTGTCCGCGCCCGCGAGCCTGATTGCCCGCCTCCATGGACTGCCACGTCCGTCCTCAACCGAGATGAAGTCTCCCGGAAAGTGACCAACGCCTTCCGGGCGCTGATGATGTCGAAGGAGCCCAGCACGTGAAAGCAGGCACCCTCGAAATTGAAATGATCACCAACGTCGCCCGGCTCCAAAAGGAGATGGCCGACATGAAGCGCACGGTGGCAGGCGCGATGGGCGATATGGCGGACAGCGCCTCGCGTGCTGACCGGGCGCTCAATGCGGTCGGTGGCGGCGGTGTCACGCGCATGGGTGGTTCGGCGAAGCTTGCCGGGCATCATGTCCAGAACCTCGTCTTTCAGCTCAACGACATGGTGGTCGGCCTGTTCTCCGGCCAGAAACCCATGACCGTGTTCATGCAGCAGGGCAGCCAGATCGGACAAATCGCTATGCAGGCCGGTGTCGGCATCGGCGGCATGGCCCGGGCGCTGCTGGGGCTTGCTGCTAGTGCGGCGGCGGCAGCGCTGACAAACCCCTATCTTCTCGCAGCCGCTGCTGCCGCTGGCATCGCGTTCGGCGCATTCAAACTCTTCCAGTCGAGCGTGAAACAGACGGGCGAGCTCGACCGCTATGCGCAAAGCTTGGGGCTGACCAAGAAGGAAATGGAAAAGCTGGGGCCTGTCGGGATCACCGTCGGTGACACCATGAAGGGTCTTTGGAAGACCGTCTCGGATGGGCTGAACCTCGGCTCGGTTTTCTCGACCCTCAAGGACTGGGCGGTCGCGGCCTTTGAGGCCATTCTAGCTGCTGGCAAATACGCCGTCGCTATTCTCTATGCTGGCTGGGTTGGCGGGTTCAATGCGATCCGCGTTACCTGGACAGCACTACCCGGCGTTATCGGCGAAGCCGCCGTGGGCGCCGCTAATCTGGCAATCAGTGGGATTGAGTATCTCGCCAACAAGGCGATCGCAGCGCTTAACTGGCTCGCTGAATGGGTAAACCCGGTGCTCGACCGCGTTGGGCTTGCCACCATCACCCGGATCGAGAGCGTTGCTCTGCCGCGCATGGAAAACAGCTTTGCCGGTTCGACCGCGCGTATGGGCGCCCAGGTCCGCGACGAGTTTGCATCTGCCTTTGGTGATGCGATGAGCATGATGGACGCCTTTTCAGCGCGTTGGCGGGAAAACAGCATCGCTGCTGCCAAGGCCCGGCTTGCCGCCAAGGCGGAAGAGATCCGCGGCGACAGCACCGACCGTGCCAGCAGCGCAAAAGGCCCCAAGGAAACGGAAGCCGAACGCGCGCTCCAGGCCGCCCGGGACTTTGCCGCCAATCTCGCGCTTGAGACTGCCAAGATCGGCAAGACCCCGATCGAGATCAAGCGGATGGAAGTTGCGATGGCCGCACTCAAGGCGCCGACCGACGAAGCGCGCATTGCAATTCTCCAAGCCGGCGAAGCCTGGGAGAAGGCAACCCGCGCATTCGCCACCTCGGAGTTCCTGCGCCAGACGGTTGCGCCGCTTGAACAGCAGGTCGCTCTGCTTGGCCAGTCGGCTAGGGCACAAGCACTCGCCAATCTCGAAGCCGAGCGCGAACAGATCGTGCTGGAACGCGGGGTTGAAGCCTGGGAGCGGTATCGCGCCGCACGCATTCGGCTGATGGAAGCAGACTTTGCGCAAAGCGGTCAGGAACAGTTCCTTCAAAGCCTGGAGGACATGGTCTCAGCGACGGAAGCAGCGGCCCAGAACATGGCCGATGCCTTCGGCTCGGTAGGCGGCGCAATTGGCGCGATTACGGTCGAGATTACCCGTTTTGCCTCGGCGCAGGTGGCTGCAGCCCAGCGCGTGGCCGAGGCCGAGCGCGAATATGGAAGCACTTCATTCCAGTATGCCGACGCGCGTGCGGCGCAGGCATCGGCCGAGATCAATCACTATGGCAATCTCGCCTCGGCCGCGAAGGGCTTCTTCAAGGAGGGCTCGGACGGTTACAAGGCGCTGCTGGCCGCCGAGAAGGTGTTCCGTGCCTTTGAACTGGCGATCGCCATCAAGAATGCGGTGGTGAAGATTGGCCTCATCGGAGCCCAGACGGCGGCCAAGGTCACCAGCGACACTGCCATGGCGGCCTCTGACACCGCTCGTGCTGGCGTCGAACAGGGCAACTCGATCATTACGACCGGCATCAAGGCGGTGGAGGCCGTTGTGAACGCCATCCGCTCACTGCCGTTCCCGCTCAACATTGCGGCAGGGGCCATCACGGCCGGTGTTATTGCCTCGCTCGGTGTGGCGATCAGCGGCGCCTTTGGTGGGTCTCCAAAACTGCCCGCCGCCAATGATGGCACCGGCACAGTATTCGGGGACAGCACGGCCAAGTCGGAGAGCATTGCCAAATCCATCGATCACCTGCGCGAGGTGGACACGCTCACCATGCGTTATTCGGCTGCCATGCTGGCTTCCTTGCGCAACATCGAAGCCAATATCGGCGGGCTTACCAACCTCATCATCCGCACCAATGGCGCTGAAGCCTCGGCTGCAGGTGTAAACACCGGCTATCAGTCCACGGGCGTGACCGGCCTCATCGGCAAGGGTCTCGAAGGCGTCGGGACCGTTCTCAACAAGATCCCCATCATCGGCGGCATTCTGGGAGGTCTGGTCGGGCTCGTCGGCAAGGCGTTCGGCGCACTGTTCGGCACCAAGACTACGATCACCGGCCAGGGCATCTTCGGTCGCGGCCAGTCGCTGGCAGACATCCTCTCCGGCGGGTTTGACGCGAGCTATTACACCGACGTCAAGAAGACCAAGAAGTTCCTCGGGATCAGCATGGGCTCGAGTTACTCGACCCAATATGCCGCAGCGAGCGCGGAACTGGAGCAGCAGTTCAGCCTGATCTTTTCGGGCTTCTATGACGCCATCTCGGCTGCCGCCGGGCCCTTGGGCATGTCACTGGATGCGGTCCAGTCGCGGCTCGCTGGCTTTGTCGTCAACATCGGCAAGATTGATCTGAAGGGCCTTACCGGCGAGCAGATCCAGGAGAAGCTGACCGCCATCTTCGGGGCTGCTGCCGACAGCATCGCGCGGGCAGCGATCCCGGGCCTCGAACAGTTCCAGAAGGTCGGCGAAGGCTATTTCGAGACGCTGGTTCGGGTCGCGTCCAGCATTGAGGCGGTGACCTCTTCGCTTTCCTTGCTCGGCACTTCGGTCGAAGGTCTGAGCCTCTCGGCCAAGATGAACCTCTTCGACCTTTTCGGTTCGGCAAGCGACATGGCGTCGGCTACCAGTGACTACTTCTCGCTCTTCTACACCAAGGCCGAGCAGACCGCCGCGCTCACCGCCCAGATGAACCAGGTATTCGGCAGCCTCGGCCTGACGCTCCCCGACAGCATCGCAGGTTTCCGCGCGCTGGTCGATGCACAGGACCTCACCACCGAGGCCGGGCGCGCCGCCTATGTCGCGCTGATCCAGCTGGCACCTGCCTTTGCCGATCTGATCGGCGCGGCGCAGGATGCGGCGAGCGCGGCCGCCATTGTCGACGAGCGACTTGGTCTCGAGCGCCAGCTGCTCGAGCTCCAGGGCAATACAGCGGCGTTGCGTGCGCTCGACCTTGCCCAGCTCGATGAAAGCAACCGTGCCTTGCAGGAACAGATCTGGGCGCTGCAGGACCAGCAGAAAGCGGCCGATGAAGCTGCCGCTGCTGCCGAAAAGCTGCGCTCGGCCTGGACGCAGATCACCGACGGCCTGCTCGCGGAAGTTGCTCGGATCCGTGGCAGCATGGATGGCGGCACCAAGACCTACGCTCAGGCGCTCTCCGAGTTCAACGTGGCAACCCTTGCGGCCCGCAGTGGTGACCAGGAAGCGGCCAAGTCGCTCCCCGGGCTCAGCCAGACCCTATTGAGCGCAGCCGCCGATGCGGCCACCTCCGCGCAGGACCTCGCCCGCATTCAGGGGCAGACGGCCGCCAGCCTCGAGCAGACGGTGGCGATCATCAACGCCATGGCCGGGCTGCCGACCGATACTGCGGCGACTGCGGCGGCTTCGACCAGCCCCAGCTGGTGGGAGCAGTTCGCCTCCAATCAATCTGCGACAGCGTCGTTGCCAGCAAACGACAGCGCCACGGTACTGATCGATGGGCTGGCATCTTTGAAACAGGAATTGTCTGACCTGCGCGATGAGCAGCGGATTGCTTCAGCTACGATAGCATCAGGCACCAGCAAGACGGCCCGCATCCTCGAACGCGTGACGCCAGATGGCGATGCCCTAGCCGTGAGAACGGCGGCATGAAGCTGATCCGGCCAACCACGTTGACCGATGCCATGCTGACGAGCAGCACGGCCCCGGAGAACGACCACCCGGTCTGGGCATCGGGGACAGCCTATGCGGTAGGTGCGCGGGTGATCCTGACGGCAACCCATCGGCGCTATGAAGCACTGGTGGCATCGACCGGGGTCAACCCGGCGAGCGATCCGACCAAGTGGCTCGATCTGGGGCCGACCAACCGCTGGGCCATGTTCGATGACCGGGTTGGGACAGCCACGACCCGGGCTGGCAGCTTGCAGGTTGTGATGGCCCCAGGCGCCACGGACGGCGTCGCACTCATCGACACCGATGCGGAGAGCGCGACAGTGTCGCTCACGGTTTCGGGCACGCAGCTTTATTCGAAGACCCAGAGCTTCAATGTCGGCGGCACGGCCATCGACAACTGGTTCTCCTGGTTCTTCGAACCTGTCGGGCGCAAATCGAGCCTGCTATTCCTTGATGTGCCGGTCTACGAGGCCGGCATCATCACCGTCACCATGACGCGCGATAATCCAGCTGACCTTGTTTCCTGCGGCGCGCTTTTGTTCGGGCGACAGTTTACGATCGGCGAGACCGAGCACGGCGCCGACATCGGCATCATCGACTATTCGAGGAAAGAGACCGACCAGTTCGGCGTCACCTCGGTGGTCGAGCGCGCCTTTGCCAAGCGGATGACCGCGCGGGTGGTCATGCCGACCAGCGCCATCGATGACGTGGCCCGCAATCTTGCAGCGCTCCGCGCCTCGCCGGTCCTCTGGATTGGCTCTGAAAGCTTCGAGAGCCTTACCGTCTACGGCTTCTACAAAGAGTTCTCGATCGACCTTGCCTACCCGACTGTCAGCTACTGCAGCCTGACCATCGAAGGGCT